TGCCAGAAGCTGATACGTAAAGTCGCTCAGTTCAGGGGAATTTGGAACTTTAACGTTGCCCTTTAGTCTCTCTCCGATGGAAACTTCAGCGGCTTCGCCAAGCCTTCTGCTACGATAAATTACGTGTAACTCGTCGTCGCCCGGTGATCTGCGCAACATTTCTTTCACTAGAGAAAGAGGAACTCTTTTTGCCGCGGCATGCCTGACGTAAGGATCTCTATCTGTGATAAAGTTCCTTGCAAACTTTTCAGGCAAAAGCCTGACCACGAGTCTTCTGACTTCCGGATTTGGATTATTTGCAAATCTGAGAAGCGTCGCAGGCCTAAACCCTTGTCTTAATTCACGACCCGTTCTTTCAAGAACGTCCATTCTGTCGTTGATGTTTTCGGCAAGTTGGTCAAGTTTCACCTCAGTGATCACAGATGGTCCAAGGTTACGTGTTGTTTCTTCACGTAAAACATCTAACGCCCTCTCTTCTGCGAGGGTTTGATTTAAAACTTTCTTTAGTTCTTTAACTGTGATAGTTTTCATGAGAATAGATATATCAATGCCTACGTCAAAATCAAGGTAAGAGTCTTACTATGTGAATTAAACATATATCTAGCCAAGCATCATGTCTTTTATCCATTTTTTGATGGACTTTTTGATATCATCAGGCACGTAAACGCTTTTTGAATTAATGGATTCATCGTCATACAATTTTTTATCGTATGATTCTGCCAACCATTCTTCTCTTAAGGAACGTACTTCAGCAATGATGAAAGATCTCAGCGTTGATATTTCGTTTGTCATCACTCATAAGTATCACTTACGTTTGATAAACATTGACCAATCTTCGTGCCACTCTTTGCCCCTTGCGTTTTCCCAAAATTGAAATGGACTTGGCTCTGCGGGAATCGTCAAAAGGGGCATATTTGCTTCGTGCGGCGTCTTATTGGCTTTTTTTCTATTGCAGAACTTACAAGACGCAACACAGTTCTTCCACGAAGTTTTTCCGCCACGAGAACGCGGTTGAACATGATCGATGGTTGCGGAATTTTTACCTAGGTCCATTCCACAGTATTGACAACACCAATTGTCACGCGTGTAGATTGCAGATTTTCTGAATCTTGGTGGTTGCCACTTTCTGTTCACCCTATTTAACAAACGAATAGTTGCGGGAAGCGCGATGGATTCCTTTGTGGTGTTAATAACCTGCTGAGACCAGGTACTTAACTTACCTCCTGTGTCCAATATTTCTGCCCTACCTTTGTGTACGAGTAGAAATGCACGTACATTGCTGACAAAGTGCATAGGAGAGTAGTCAGAATTGAGGAGAAGTGCCTTGCTCATGCTTCAAATTCCCTGATCATATACGACCATCATACACCCTCTATTCCCAAACTACAAGATTCAACCTCTCTAAAAGAAATTTTATCTGTTCCACAAGAAGCAGCGATTCCTCTTGCTCTATCTTTGCGGCAGACAGTCTTTTTTTGATTCTTTCAAGTTTTGATATCGAAAGGTCTTTTGACGATTGACGTTCAAGAAGATCTTCCAGTCGGTGTCGACGCGAAGACGAAGACGTTAATTTAAAGCTGTACGTTTGCCAGAGTTTTTTAACGTACTCTGGGTCGTTCTCTAGATCTTTTTGCTCGTCTTTTGCTTCTTTACTTTTCTTCGTCAACGATCCCGGACGATAATTTTTCAACGAAGCGGCCATAGTGTCCCTCATCCTGTTCTATTGCGATGAACTTTCTGCCTAACTTGCGAGCCGCAAATGCAGCAACACCAGATCCGGCAAACGGATCTATTACCCAGTCACCTTGATTTGTGTTTACTTCAATTGGTATTTCAAATATTTTTGTCGGTTTTTGTGTTGGATGAACCTTTCCCGAAAATAGTTCATTTACGTCCATCCATACGTTAGTCCTTCTATAAAATTCGCTTTTGGCAGGATATTTGGCATTATAACCCGCATAACCTCTTTTTGTTTCAAGAAGCGGAACGTTAAAAACGGCGGGTTTCTTTATGTCTCCCTTGATCATGTACAATAGTTCTTCACGCGTAGATAGGTAATTGTGTTGTACGCCATAAGCACGCTTCTTCGACCAGGTGATCAGGTTTGAAACGTTCATATCTGACTCTGATTCTATACGCGAAGCGTATTCAAAGAACGGCCTAAATCCTGCAACACCATAACCTCCCCAAACATACATTGCGCCCTGTGGAACCAGCAAATTGGAATAGGATTTGGTCCAAGAGATCATCCAGTCAACAAATTCAGACTGTGTTCCACTCCATCTGTCCCAACCATGGCGCAATATATTTCCGTAAGGAGGATCTGTGCACACAACGTGAACCTTGTCAACGATTGTTTTCACAAAGGAAACGACTTCTTCGCTGGTTGAGTCTCCGCAGATTGCAACGCCGTCATCGAATCTTTCAAACTTCATTTCCGGTACTCCTTGAATCCGGACAGTCGATACAACAACGACTTTAGGTCGCTTGGATTATTGACGCTCCATCTTGTGTAATAGTGTTCCATCTGCGAAGGGTACAATGTTGACATTTGTATTGCATGATTCAATACAACATTTAGATCACTTGCTGACGTACATAACAACTCAGAATAACAAGCGGGCGCCTTTAAGGCGGCCACGATGTCTTCATCGTTTAACAGTGAAAACATCGTGAGGTGACAGCGCCGATAATGAATCGCATCCCTTTCTAGGGAGAACTGTTTGAAGTCAGGTGTTGGTTCACCATCATGACCCAATGCAACCCATGATTCTTTAACAAGATCGTGATGTGCCAGGGTGCAATAAATTCTGATGTCGTTAAATTTTGTCTTGTATTGATCAACGTGAATCGTAGAAATGACGCCTGTGCCATTGCAAGGTGGTACTGGGTGTCTTAACGCTGCCCCTACAAACATTGCAATATCATTCATCGAAGATTTGTTATGGAAGTTCATAACAAATAAAATATAGCGAAGAACTAAAAAATAAAAGGGGACCGCTAGTCCCCTTTAAATTTACCAAATTTTGTCACTTAATTGGAATCTTATAGGCCTTTGGCTTGGCTGTTTCAAGCTTGTTGAAAACAAGCGTTAGGACACCGTCCTCTAATCTAGCAGATCCAGATAGGGGATCGTAGTTCTTGGGAAGTCGATAATTGTAGAGAAAATCCTTACCTTTTTGCTTTCCCGTAATCTTTACGTCACCTGAAACTGATTCTACGAGTAGGTCAGAGGACTTAGCGCCGGGTAAATCCATGTTTAAGGTGATACCAGATTCATTTTCATGAATCTCAAAATTGACTGTGTTCACCTTTGCGGCCCAAGGGTCAAGTAATCTATTGTAAACCAAAGAACCGTACTTATTAGTATCAGTATACCACCAATTCATTTTTCACTCCTTTTATTGAGGTTGTGAAATCAGTAAGAACATCTTGAAAGAAAGAAAGGAAAAAGTGCATCAATATCCATTTTCAATCCTATCAAAATTTTTGACGCCTTTTTGCATGTATGCATGATACATTTCGTCAAGACTCACACCTGATGCAATCACAATCTCAAAGAAAAAATGCAGAGAATCAATAAGTTCCTCTAAATACGCATCTTTATCGAGGTCATTGACCTCTGTTGCACGGTGAGTTTTACTGTTCTTAAGCTCCTGATTTGCCTCGAATAATTCACCCATGCACTCATAGGTGATGCTCTTCAGGAACTTTTGTCCAGCCTTTGAGCGAATGTCGACTGGGAACTCTGGAAATCCTCTCTTTTTCTTTAGAAGATTCATGAACTCCAGTTGCTGGTTCCACATTTCTTGTAATTTGTCCTGCATAATTATCTCTCAGGAGTCAAAAAGAAATGTTGTGCTTTCTGCTCTCTTGTTTTGAAGAGAGTCTGCTTCCTGCAGCAACTTTTCATGATGTTCACGCACCCTCTTTGCATATTCTGCGGTCAACTCAAGCTCATGAGAGTCATCGACGCTATGCACGGGCTCAACTTCAATCTGCCTCATAAGATCCACAACATCAACGCCCAGAAGCATTCCCTCTTGGACGATCTGCGCAATTCTACCAATCACATTATCGCTAAACTTCATTTTAACTCCTTATCATTCAAATGGCGGACAGGTGCTACCGTCTTCCAGGATCAACCCATGAGCCCGAAGACTAAGATCAAACTTACCAGTGTCACGAACACACTCCAGCATTTTATACGCAACCTCTCTGATCTCCAACTGCGCATGCTTCGAGTACCTCAATTGCAAAAAATGGACAAAGCTTCTAAAATTAAACATAACATCAGCTGTCAGCTGAACACCGTATGGAAGATAAAGTCGAGCTGATTCTTTGGCACGCTTTCTTGGTAAACCCTTGTCAATCAGGCGCTGAAGCGTCTCATGATAATTCTTAAGAGAAAGATTCAAGTGCTCAATGTATCGAGTCTTCTCTTCATCGTCCCAATCAACAGGAACATAAAACTTGTCATCCTTCAACTCCTTATAACGAGCTGACTCACCGTTAAGAGACACACCTGCTCGATGCTTGATAAGGTGAATGTGGGAAGCAATGTCGGTGGTGACAAGAAAATGGATGCTCGACTTTTCAAACGGCGTTCCGTGATTGTCACGAGCCAACATATTTAAGAGATTACCAATCCTGGAACGTTTTTCGTCGGTTAGGTCTCTTGAGGTGGAGGTCCATGCTGAAAGAGCATGAGTTTCATCTCCGCCATAAAATCCAATCAACTCTACTTTATTTTCATTCAGCATGTGTGCATATTACAATATGCAATGGTTTTGTTCAAGATTTGTGCATGAATGACCAAATTTTCCCTTCAATTGTGTCGAACAATTCTTTTTTTAGGTCTTCAAGCATTTCATTAGCATTGTCATGCAACTGTCTTGCCTCTAGCGGACTCTGCGACTTGAGTTGGATGTACCTTTTTATGTGACCTTCAACCTTAGAAGCGCAGTCTTCCACAACTTCTCTTACCATAAACTCAGGAACACCACGCATGTATTCTTCTGCAATGATGCTCCTGAGATTTTTTGCCGTGAGTTTCATGACAATATATAGTTTATGCGCTGCAAACCTGACACTCTTCAGGATTTTCTGTTGAACGAACGACGTCATCTGCATCACCGTGTTTGTCTTCCACGGTAATTGCCTTAGCATTTGATGCAGGCTTTGAACGCAGGTAATACATTCCTGTCTTTAACCCCTTTTGCCAGGCGTAAAAGTGCATAGAATTGACAGACCCAACTGTCGGCGATGCAATAAAGAGGTTCATAGATTGAGACTGACAGACGTACACTCCTCTGTCTGCAGCTTGATCAATGATGGGCCTCATGGACATTTCCCACACAGTCCGATACCTTTTACGAATGTTCTCAGGAATAGTTGTGATAAATTGTATTGACCCTCCATGCTTGACAATTTCGTTCTTTATGTCTTCGTTCCAAAGTTTAAGTGCAATGAGATCGTTAACAAGATGTCTGTTCACGACGACAAATTCGCCAGACAGGACTCGTCTCACATAAATGTTTGAAGTGAACGGTTCAAAACACTCGTTGTTACCCAATATCTGAGACGTTGACGCAGTAGGCATCGGAGCAAGCAACAGGGAGTTACGAAGCCCAGTCTTTGCAATTTTCCCCTTCAACGCATCCCAATCAAGCGTTGAATGAGGCGACACTCCCCACATGTCAAATTGCAACTGACCTTGAGACACCGGACTGCCTTCGTAAGAATCATATGTTCCATCACGTTCCGCAAGGTCAGAAGAGGCCTCAAGTGCACCATAATAAATATTAGCAAAGATCCTCTTATTGACTTCCTCGGCGTCTCGAGAATCAAAGTCCATCTTCATCATGGCATATACGTCAGCAAGCCCCTGAACACCAATTCCTATCGGGCGGTGCTTAAGATTAGAGACCTTGGTCTCGGGGGTCGGATAAAAGTTCCTATCTATAACCTTATTCAAATTATGGGTGACCTCATATGCCGTCTTCTTGAGCGACTCGTAATCAATTCTGGAGTCTACTACAAACTTTGGAAGGGCAATTGACGCCAGATTGCACACTGCAGTTTCATCCGGTGATGAAAACTCCATGATCTCCGTACAGAGATTTGAGGATTTGATCGTGCCCAGGTTGTTCTGATTGCTCTTCGCATTTGCGGCATCCTTGTACAGGATGTAAGGTACGCCAGTTTCCATCTGCGCAGTTAGAATCTTGAGCCACAGGTCTCTTGCCTTTACTTGACGAACAAAGCGACCTTCACTTTCATATTTTGTGTACAAAGAATCAAATGCATCTCCCCAAACCTCTGAAAGGCCAGGGCATTGGTGTGGACACATCAGCGACCAGTCTTCATCATTTTGAACCCTTCGCATGAATAGATCAGGCGTCCATAGGGCGTAAAACAGATCCCGCGCCCTCATCTCTTCCTTGCCATGGTTCTTCTTCAAGTCAAGAAAGTCTTCAACGTCAGAGTGCCAAGGTTCAAGATAGACGGCAAACGCGCCCTTGCGTTTTCCTCCTTGGTTAACGTACCGAGCAACTTCGTTCAAGACCTTGATCATTGGAACAACGCCATCAGACATGCCCCCGGTCCCATTTATCAGGGTTCCTTTTGCACGTAAGTCATGAATGTGTAGACCGATACCTCCAGCCCACTTTGAAATGTGGGCAGTCTGCTTGTACGTGCTAAAGATACCATCGATTGAATCATCGGCAAGGCTTTGCAAGAAACAACTTGCCATCTGAGGTCGCGGAGTTCCAGCGTTAAATAAGGTCGGAGTTGCGTGTATGTATTTACCCGTACTTAACCCTTCATAACACTTGATTGTAGACTCGATATCGTCACCATGAATTCCCAATGCGACACGCATCCAGAGAAATTGAGGCGTCTCAGCAACCTGACCGTTAACAAGCTTCAGGTAACCTTTTGCGAGGGTTGTAAGCCCAAAATAGTCAAAATTCCTATCTCTATCGTGAATAATTGCGCGATCAATGTGCTCTGCGTGCTTTGGATTTAAAGCAATGTTGACAAGTTCATCACTCACAAGAGGAGAATGTCTACCCGTGACAGTGTCAATATTATCATAAAGCCTGACTACGTTTTCAGAAAAACTCACGGGTATTGTCTTTTGCCATCTTGTGACCAAGACTCGACCAGCAAGATAAGAATAGTCAGGATGAATTGTCACCATCCTTGCCGCTTCTTGCGCGATGATATTGTCAATTTCTGCTGTTGTGATCCCATCAACAATAGACTCCGCAACTCGACGAGTGACCTCCGTTGCGACTACATACCTTTCATCGAGGTCTTTGCACAATCTTTTGATGCGTTGAGTGATCTTATCGAACTTAATTTCTTCTGACTTTCCATTACTTTTGACGACACAGTGACGCATCAAAAATCTCCTTCCCAAGTTAAGGTCTGGGTTGCACCGTTCTTTACGCCTGCCTTGGCGTATTCACTAACTCGTCTCTCAAAGAAGTTTGTCTTCCCTTCAAGACCTAACATCTCCATCCAAGGAAATGGATTCTTTACATTATATAATTTAGGACAACCCAGGTCAGTCAACAATCTGTCTGCAACAAACTCAATATAATTGGACATTGCGTCGGAGTTCATTCCGATCAGACTTACGGGCAAAGCTTCGCACACAAATTCTTTCTCGACTGCGACGGCATCCGAGATGATCTGCTGGATAGTTTCCACCGAAGGTTTGTTCTTGATGTGATTTCTAAAAAGCTTAATCGCAAAATCAGTGTGAGCGGCCTCGTCCCTACTGATGAGCTCATTGGAAAAGGTCAAACCTTTCATCCCAAGCCCCCTGTGCTTCAACCAGAATATCGCGCAAAATGAGCCGCTGAAGAATATACCCTCGACACATGCGAAGGCCAGAAGCCTATTCACGAATGGCGCGTCGGCATTCATCCACTTTAAAGCCCATTCTGCCTTCTTCTTCACGGCAGGAATGGTCTCTATGGCACGGAGCAACCGAAGCTTTTCCGTAGAGTCATTTATGTAGGTGTCAATCAACAGCGAGTAAGTTTCGCTGTGAATTGTCTCCATAGCAGCCTGAAAGGTGTACGCGGCTCGTGCCTCTGGGTACTGGACCTCACTGGCAAAGCGGTAACACAGATTTTCATTTACGATACCATCGGATGCAGCAAAGAACGCGAGCACATGCTTGATGAAGTGACGTTCGTTGTCCTTCAACTTGAGCCAGTCATTTCTGTCCTCGGCAAGATCTATCTCTTCCGCGGTCCAAAAGGACGCCTCTTGTCGTTTGAACTCTTTCCAGAGATCATCGTGTACGATAGGATAAATGACAAACCTGTCTGGGTTGTGCTGAAGAATCGGTTCTTCCATAATTTCTCCAAATGAGACACGCATAACTATCTTCTTGCTCCCTATATGACAGGCAGATTTTAGACTTCACTTACTTTTGACATGCGCTTAGAGAATTCAGGATCATCGCGTAGTTCCTTCCATTTGAGCCTTAAGGCCTTTTTGACTTCATCTTCGTCTTCCTTTGCAGTCGCATCCAAAGACCCAGCACCCCCGATGATTTCGAACCTACTACGAGCAGTGTCAATCTTTAGCGGAAAAACGAGACCGTCACGGCCGGCTCGATTCTTTGCAACATACAACCTACCAAAACCTGTGGACTTTTCATGTGACTTACGAGAAATACCAACTACAATGTCTGCGACCTGTGCCTTTCCGTACGCTTCACTCATGTTGCTGAGATCCACGATGTCACTCTGCGAACCTTCCTTGTTGGACTGGGAAGCCGTCCAGATCGGAATACCTCTTTCACCCGCAAGACCACGAAGCTCTTCATAGATCAACTTCAACTCGTGCCGAAGAGAATCATACTGTCGCGTAGACCGCATGATGTCGGCATAATCGATGATGATAACGCCTGGTCTAAACCCCTTCACGTCAAGGCGTTCGATATGGCTTCTGAGCGTGTAGATGGACGCAGTATTAGTCGGAAACTCTTTGATGATAAGTCTTCCCAGCTTCATGTCCTTGTATTTCTCGAGCACCTGGTCTTTGTTGTCGATGACAGTGTTCGAATCCATATCACAAAGATTCGAATCGTAACGAAGACCGATCGCAGATTCAGACAACTCAAAAGTATAATGAAGCACGTCAATGCCCTGCGTAAGAGCGTAGGCGCCCAGGTTGATCAAGAAGTGAGACTTTCCGACACCGGTCGGGGCGACGACGACACCGATTTCACCTGCCCCGAGGCCACCGTTGAAGATGTCTTTCTTGTCTAGCTCGCCGAGACCTGTAGGAACTGCGTTTCGCTGAAGCCGAGTGAACCTGCTCTCATAATCTGCAAAAAAGTCGTGACCGAGTTGGGGAGCTGTTCCAACCATGACAGCCTTCTTGATGCCATCCACGATAGACTCATACTTTTCAGCCTGAATCTGCTCGACTGCCTCCTCGAGGGCCTTCTTAAGGGCCTGCTTTTTGCAAAAGTCAAGAGACTTTTCACGGACATACTGGAGATCGCCAGGGTCTGGATTCGCTCGCATTCGCTGGAGATAATCCACAATCTGGTCTCTGATGATCGTGTCGGTTCCAGTCTTCAGTTCATCACGAATGATGGTGAGAAGAAGCTGGAGAGTCGGGAAAACCTTATACTTTTTAGCATAAGAGAAATACCGATCTGCCAAATATTGCAGATACTTCGGTTCAAAGTAACCCACTTCGAACACTTCAAGCATTTGCTCGGCATAGTGCTTGTCCACAAGAAATGCCTGAACAACTTTTTCTTGAAATGACTTTCCATAAGTGCCAAAAGACACTTTTGTGACAACTTTATCCTCGATCATTCATTCCTCGTGTTTTCGATGTTTTCGATGCAATTGAAGGTCATCAAGAATTCCGCCACGTCGAAATCATTGACACCCTCTTTGATCAGGTTCTTGACAAGACCCATCCTATCCGCCCGGGGGACATATGTATCAATTAACGAATCTATCTTGGAGGCCTGATGAGGTGACAACATGCCTCCGTCAAGGTGAACAAGTTTCCAGTTTCTCCTTATTTCATCCTTGGATTCTAGAATCCTCCTGTAGGAAACAGATTCATCTGAGTGTGAACCGCAGTAGTCAAATACATCCTGAAGAAGGATGTCATTCTCAAGGGAAAGAAACGGCAGAATTTTTGCAACTGTCTTAAACCCCAGTCCTTTGACGCCTGGGATGTTATCAGAGGGATCACCGCACAATGCCTTTGCAAGTGCAAAATTTTTAGGCTGCACTCGAAATTCATTTACTACATCCTCTGTGGTAACATACGTCTTTTTGTGAAGATTATAGATCTTCGTTGTGTCGTCTAAAAGTTGATACATGTCCTTGTCTGATGACACAATTATCTTGAGTCTGTCCTTGAATCTCCTGCGAGAGAGGTATGCGATGACGTCATCGCCTTCGCAATCGGAGACATAAAGTTGACATGCAGGAACTCCTTTCAACATGCCCAAAAGCGCTATGATTTGGTGTTTTTTGTTTTCGTCTGAGTCGGGAATGTCGTCTTCATAGAAACGATTCAGTTTCTCGGGCTTTCTATTCATCTTGTATTCTGAATATAGGGCCCTGCGTTTCTGTGAACCCCCACCTTCCCAAGCAACATATATTGCTCGAGGACCTATTTCGTAGACAAGTCTGCGAAACGTTTTTAAAAAACCGATGCAACCTCCCATCTGGTAACCGTGAGACGACATCGTCGGATATGCGCTGTACGAACGTACAAAGAGGTTCATCGCATCTACGATGAGAATCGGTCTTTCGTTGATTGACATGTAGCAGACCATAACATAAATGGTCGCTCAAGTACACCACGATGCACACGCAGGGAAAAAACAAAACCCACTGTGGTATTCAGTGGGTTGAACATCATTAGGGCCTGTGAACACTCACAGGGTGATGTCTTTCAACGTCGTCGATTTCCTCCCATCGACCCTCTTCGTCAAGCCAGTACTCTACATCGACTCCTTCTTTTTGACCAACGATCTGACCGTACACCACGTGATAGGAAAGCTTTGTGTCCACTGCAAGACCAGCAGAAGAAAGCAATTTGTGAGGAACCATCCTTGTGGGATCATTGTCGTATGCAACGATTATCTTAAATAATTTCATTCTATCGATTTTTGATTCTCTTACAGGAGACCCACGCCCTGTCGCCGCCCTGTATTCTTCAATAATGGCCTGTTTTAACTGTGAAAGTGTGATCTTCATATGCAATACATATACACAAATCGTGCATTTTTTAAAAATTGCCCCTACTGACGGGGCAATCAGTCACTTTCCGGTTGACCCAAATCCGCTAGCGGAACGTTTCGTGTTGGCAAGATCTGCCGCAGACACCTTGACAAAGATGACGCTGGGAATCTTCGAGAACACAAGCTGTGCCACCCTCATTCCCTTTTCTACGAGAAAATCGTTTTTTCCCATGTTTGCAAGAATGACCTTCACTTCTCCCCTGTAGTCGCTGTCAATCGTACCGACACCATTTAAAACAAAAATGCCTTCCTTGGCTGCCAGACCAGATCTTGATCTGACTTGACATTCATAACCTTTGGGAATTTCCATCGAAAGTCCTGTCGGCACCGGCGCCCAACCTCCCTTTGGGATCCACGTATTTTCAGAGGCAGTGACATCGCAGCCCGCGGCACCGTGAGACTGGTAGCTTGGCTGCGTTTCTCCTGCGTACTTGACTGTAATAACGTTATCCTTGTAGTCGTCTACGTCAATCATCGGATGATTCCTCTTCATGTTCATCAAGTTCTGCTTCGAGTTCAGTGACACTACCTCCGTTGATTGTCAGGGCGCAGTCAACGATCTTGTCGATGAATGGTTTGTGAGCCGGACTCTTCATCAGTTCTCCAAACTCACTCTTGTAGAATTTCTTCTCCAAAATAACTTCACCAGTTGACGCATCGCTGACAGTGAGATCCTTCCATGCTCCGGTTCCAGAGATAGATACCTCTACTTCACGAGTGACCTTCTTGTCATCGATCCATGACATGGTTGCCTTGTTCTTATCACACCAAGCTCTACATTCATCAAAGATGTACTCGTATTCCACAATGCCCTTTCCAAAGTGGATGTCAAACTCGCACTTTCGGAATGGTGGGGCGACTTTGTTCTTTTTGAGAGAAACTGTCGTGTGAATACCTATGATGTTTCCCGCCTTATCCTTGATCGGATTTCCGCTACCGAGACGAATTCTCACGGAAGCGTGAAACGGAAGAGACTTTCCTCCTGGGCTGACAAGAGGATCGCCGTGCATCACGCCGATCGCTTCACGTAACTGATTGATGCAGATCAACGTTACGTTGTTTTGACCGATTACACCCGTGATCTTGCGGAATCCCTTACTTAACACTCGAGCCTGTAGGCCGACGGTGTTCTGATCGTAGTCGCCGTCTAGTTCTGCCTTTGGAGACGTGGCTGCCACGGAGTCCCATATCACCAGGATAGGAACGTTCTTGTCCACGAGCTGCTTTGCCTTAGTGATGGTGCTTTCAATGATGGAAAACACCTCCTCAGTGCAGTGTGTATCGCAGTACACAAACCTCTTTGCCACGTCAATTCCCATGTGACGCAGTTTTTCTAGAGGTGTGGCATTTTCGGTATCAACGTAGACGACCAGACCGCCTTGCGATTGTGTCACAGCTGCTGCATGATACGCAAGGTGCGACTTTCCTGAAGACGGAAGACCTGAAATCTCGATGATTCTGCCTTCGGGATAACCACCGCCAAGCGCATTTTTGATGGCGTAATTGAGTTGTATCGATCCGGTGTCTATCCATCGCTTGACGATGGTGGGAGCCTCATCTTCACTTAGGTTATAAGCCACCCTTTGCCCAAATTCCTTGTTTAACTGCTTGATAAGATCAGCAGTGAGATTGTCCATCTCATCACCGACCTTCTTTCTTGCAGATTTTTCAGGAACATCGACAGGAGCAGCAACCTTATTCGTTGCCTTTACCATGTTTTTGTCCTTTGGTTCAATCGTCGTTCATCAGGTCTTCAAAGGCCTCGTCGAGTGTCTGCTTCCTTGACACAGGCGCAGTATCATCAACTGACGGCTTTGGTGGTTTTGCCACCGACTTTACATCATCAATGATGTCATCCAAGGATTCACGGACCTGCGTATTACCTCTCGTTGTTCCTTCGTCTGAAACATTGGGAACAACATCACCATTCAACCAGGCATTGAGAATCGTCTCAATCTCCTCTCGAGACTTGAGTCGATACATGTCATCAATATTGGGAACAGAGTCCATCCACTTCTTCACCATGGTAGGATCATCGTGGATCTTTGTAGGCCTTCCCTTACAGTCGACGACCGTGTCCTGAAACTGCTTTCCTGGAGGCTGCGTGATCGTGACCTTCAGATCAAAACCCTCGTTGGGGTCAAGGATGTCGCCGTAATCTTCATCGATAAAAAAGCTGAGAAGGCGTTGGTAAACGATCTTGCCAAAAGACCAAACCATCGGTCCCTTATCTTCCTGACCACGAACAATGACTGGCGCATATGCGCGCATCTTAGACTGAAGCTGCTTTGCAAGCGTACGATCATCTGGCTTGCCCGAACTGTAAAGCTTGCGAATCAGATCATCAATCGGATCTGGCTTACCGAACTGCTTGGGGGCAAGAATACCTGCGTTATTACCGATGTAATAGAACCATCGCTCAACAAAGGGCTGTCCTTCAACCGAGTTCTTCCAGGGAAGACAACGAATCTTGTATTCTCCTACCCCCGGCTTCCACAGCTGGACGTTGGAAGTCTTCTTAACACCACTAAGTTCCGCCATGCGGCGACGAATTGCCTCTAGATCAACTGCCATATTGATTCCTATTCCTCTTCCTCTTTGAGTTAGGTTTGCCCACACCCTGTGGGTATCCCCAACTTAAATTCAATTCCGCTGATAGTTCAAGTTTAAAATTTAATACCACTTCTTTTTAGGACCGCGTTTTGATTTTACGCCCATGTCTGAGGCGCCGAGTCCTAAGGGTGCCGTGAAACCCGCTATTGCACCGACACCGGAAAATTCAGCAAGCTCTGACTCATCTTGGTGATCAGAGTCATTCTGATTCTTTCGATCTCGTTTATCACCCTTTTTTTCGCCTTGAGGAACCTTAGGCGCGCTCGGCGGCAGCAATTGATCTGCCGCGGCCGGATTAACGTCTGTCTCAATGATCATCTTAATGAATTGTTCAAGCAAGGCATAGTTCATGTGATAAATATAACAATCACGCCAAAACGACCTTAGAACGTACAAGGTTTAAGGTCTCTGTGATCTTTCTATTTAACTCTTTCTTGAGGGCTTCAGAGTGTGCCTCAACTTCGGAGGCCTTCAATTCCTCAAGCAATACCCAGGCTGACTCTGCTTCATCCTTTAAAGCCTTGATTAACTCGATGGCTGCCTGCAAAGCGAAAAACATTTCAGCAGGTTCTGTCCAAGAACTTACACTTTCAAGCTCTTTAATCTCATTTTCAATGTCTCTCATGTGAATTCACCTTTTTCTTGGCGAGTCGATACGTAGTCAGCCGTCATCACGACGTGAGACAACAAGGGCTCCTTTAGACAATACTGTTTGTTGTCATCCACAACAAATCCATCATTTAACAATATCGCAAGGTACTCATCTGTCTTTAGGTGAAGACCGTAGTGCTGGCACATGAAGACGCTGCGTTGAGGAGTCTTCATGTGAATGATACCCTTGTTGTGCTTGTACATCTCGCCCAATTTTTCCCGGTGCCAATCGGAATCTTGAGGTACGTAATATTCATTAAACGTACCGTCTGGGCGGTGTAGTCCCACCTTGCCAATGTCATGAAACAGACAACCTATGATGAGAGAGTCTTTCGGAAGAGACCACCCGAAACACCTTGTGTAGGCAATTGCGTTTTGCAACACACGCAAGGAATGATCAACGAGGCCACCCGGTTCAGCGAGGTGATAGTCTTTGCGGGCGGATGCCGGGCACAGTGCGAGCTTCTCCCCCAGGTCGTCGACCATGGACAAGGCCGCTGAAGACCTATCGCCCAATTTTTCGCACAAGGATCGAAACTTCAAGAAATTTTGCTCAATATGTTCTGCTGAAAGTGTCATAAAAAAAATATATCACACTGAAGACCGAGTGTATATTTACATGGTCGTTTAGACGTAAATTCAAACAGTGGGGGTAAGTTATGAGATTGACGATTGGACAGCTGAGAAGAATCATCAGGGAAACAGTGGAAGAGGTGGTCGAAGAGCAGGAGACGGCCGAGCTCGAAGAGCTCGAAGAGGGTGAGCCTAAGTCGTGGTTAGACTTTGCGGGCGGAGGTGGGTTCCTCGGCGGCGGTGGTGGTAAGTCCTCTAGAGACTCTGATGAAGACTCATATTCTTCAAGAAAAGAGCCTGAAGGCAACCCCTACGGGTACGGCGACTCTCGCGGGGGTGGCAGCTACTCGACCGACAGCGAAGGAAACTACCACGGTCGCTCAAGCGGCGGCGGCAATCAGCGCGGCGCAGCCTGGGACTGATCCCTAGATTCTCTCCACTTTCACTGGGAACCTGTTCGCATAACCTGCGACGTTCACGCTGGAGAGTGAGTGCACTCTATCCAAAGACGAACTTGAAACGTCCAAGATGAGTGCATCGTGCAAGATGAAAAGGGGCCTGATGCCCGGGTCGCTCGCGAGCAAGTCCACGATGGTGGAAAAACCTAGCAGCGACACGTCGACCCCTGTCGATTGAGCGTATGAATTGACGAAGATGTGGTCCAGGGGCTCATCGATCGCGATGCGTCGTCCGTGACGGTTGCGAATGAATCCCGACCTGATGAATTCCTCCTTCACGCGTTTCTTGAGCTCCGGAGTCTTGAACAGCGACCTGACACCCCTCACGACGGTGTCTAGTTCGACGCCAGATATGCCTAAAGCGATGCCCAGTTTTTCCTTAGAGGAGCCATACAACTCCGAGATCACCGCTCCCTTTGCGACCTTGCGACTCACCTTTCCACCGAACACATGTGATGATATGTGCTCGTATAGGTCGGCGTCGGGACAGTCACCACCGGCCTCGTACAACATGATGCGAGCCTCAAGGGCGGAAAAGTCTATCGACACGATGGCACCTCCTGGGTCCGAAGGCACGATCACGTTCCTGTATTCCTTTTTTAGGGTCAGGATGTCAGGACCTGACTTCACTGTCAGCCTGCCTGTCCGCGTTCCGAACCTATTGTAGGTCACCGGAGGTGCGTGACCGTCGGGACCCGGTCTAAAGCTGTCAACCACACGGTGGTTGATGCCGCTCTCCTCTCGGATCTGCGAGAAACGAACAGGATCAATCTTGGCGGGTAACAGTGACCGCAGCAACCGCGTCTGAGGCGCCCACGTCTCCTCGAAGTAAGACCTATTTATTCGACCGAATGTTTCAACCACGTCATTTGTGAGCCTCTTCACGAAGTCACGGTGTGCACACATGGGCATAACGTACTCCCAAGGCACTTGTCCCAGGGATCCCGTGACAAGAGACGACATCGACGTGACGAATCTCTCGGGAGGGTTTACGTCGATCGAGATACCTTCGGACGCAAAAAGGGAATCTAGGCAACGTTCCCTACGTGAATCAGGTCGACCCGAAAGACACCACGAATCTTCGGGAATTTCACCGAGCCACAAATACCCAGAATCAATCACCAAATGCCGTCTTGTGCCAAGAACATTTTTATCTATGCAGACCTTGTATGTCACGATACCAAGGTAAACAATTGCTTCGTGATTTACACAATCAACTTTGTACTCCGTTGAGTTCTTTCACACGAGACGCAAGATCCTCTATCTCGCCTTCAAGGGTAGCTGCCGATTCATACTTGCCATACGAATCATACGAAGCAAATGTCAGGTTAGTGTCGAACTTTCCTTGTCCAAAGGTATGAGTAATTCCAGATACACCATATACGTTGTCCACGCTTGTTCCTGTGTTCATATCAACAAAAAACATCTGCGTAAAGCCAATTATAGGGATTCCTACTGTCCTCATTGACAACTGGGCAGGTATGATTCGAAGAGGAAGGTTACCCACCCCTGAGCCTCGAGGAGTGGCTTGTGTCATATTACCTTTGCCCATCGATATCATTTGTGCAGCGGCAAGCATGGCATTTCCCTGAGATCCCAGAGTGACCTCAAGAATACCGCTGCCATTTACACCAGGTATTAAGGTAGGAATCATTCGAGAAACATATGCCTTCGTCGAGTTCCAATCCGCAGCAGTACCGTTCACAATCAACTGCCTTCTCAGGACCTGACCTCCGTCAATCATTTTCGTGACATTGTCGGCCACTTCTATCGACTTTTTTAGTCTTCTTTGCGGATTTTTTTGCGATTCAGTCGCGTCTCTCACGTCCTCAGGTTTCAATTTTATCACTCTGTCTCTTGCGTATGGATTGTTAATCTCGTACAGAGCGAGAAACGTATTTGTTTCACTGTTCCTGAATCTGAGAAAATTTGTCGCTTCCTTGTATGGATTCAAGGTACGATCATATATGTGAACCTTCAAAATCCTGCTATAATCTTTGCCATATGGAGATGTGATTGGATTTGAATTTTGGTAAGCACGAAGCAAATCACCTGTTCCTTCTTCATACTTTACGCCATTAGGCGTACTCAATCGTCTTTTCTTATAAGTTACTTCAAGCAATATCTCTATTTCTGGTTGTTTAAACGGTCCTCTTCCTCTGTTAAATGACAGTGCAAGAGAGTTAAATAACGTATCCATATTTTCAGAAATTTGCGTAGGCTTGCCTTTTTCCCATGGGGTTAACAACGGATCTTTCATTCCCGTCTTTGCCCTGAACCCATAAGGAACTGCAGCAAGATCTCTCACTTGAGATGTGATCACGAGTTGCAAAAATTGTTCTACAGTCATCGTAGTGCTGCCGTTATTTGCGATTGTTTCCCTGTAGGTGTATAAAAATGCAGGTAAATCTATCGCAAACTCGGCAATGTTTGTACTTGCCGCAAGACCGCAATATTCGTTCAGATTGTAAAAAATGATTTGTGATTCGTCTATTCCTTCCAATCCCAACAAGACGGGACCCATAAATACGCTAAATAGTTTACCAAAAGAAACTATCCTGCTGTTTATGATTTTTGTCAACTGATCGTTTGGTAATACAGTTTTAAAGTCTTTAACAAGAT